GTGGTATATATGGAAGAAACAATAAAAGCAGTCGGATATGCACGATTTTCTTCTTCAATGCAACGAGAAGAATCTATAACAGCTCAAAAAAGATATATGATGATGTATGCCAAAAGAAACAATATGGAAGTCATTGATTGGTATTGTGATGAAGCAAAATCAGCTAAAACAGTCAACAGACCTGCATTTCAGAAAATGATAAATGACGCAAAGAACAATCCTGAATTTAAGGCGGTATTGGTACATAAAACAGACAGATTTTCAAGAAATCTGAGTGATAGTATTCAATACAAAAAACTTCTTGAAGAATACGGTGTGCAAGTCATATTTGTTAATGAGCGTTTTGAAAATAATCCTGAAAGTCATTTGTTATATCACATAATGGGTTCGGTCAATCAGTTCTACAATGAAAATCTTGCAAGAGAAGTAATGAAGGGACTGAAAGAAAATGCTTATCAATGCAAATTTACTGGTGGCAGACCGCCTTTAGGATATGATGTTGACAAAGACCTTAAGCTTGTCATAAATGAAAAGGAAGCCGAAGCAGTTAGATTGATATTTGAAATGTCTGCCGAGGGATACGGCTACGGAGAAACAATAGACAAGCTGAATATTCTCGGATACAAAACTAAAAAAGGATTGCCATTTGTAAAAAACAGTTTGTATGAAATACTAAAAAATGAAAAATACAAAGGTACATACATTTTTAACCGCAGTTGTTCCGCAAATGCTTTGAATAAAAGGAACAATCACAGAAGAAAGCCTGAAGAAGAAATAATTAGGATTGAAAACGGCTGTCCTGCAATTGTATCATCAGGATTGTGGCACAGAGCAAATGCAGTCAAAAAGGCAACTCGAAGCAGTTATACAAATGCCAAAAATACATATCTGCTAACAGGTCTTATACATTGCGGAGAATGTGGCGGAAAATTTCACGGAAATGTTCGCTACAACAAAAATAACACAAATCTGGTATATAGATGTAGTTCCAAGAAGAATAAAAGAAAATGTGAATCAAAAGAAATAAGGTGCGAATATCTTGACAGCTTTGTTATTGATAAGTTTGTTGAATTCTTCTTTAATGATGATAATATAAAAGTAATAACAAAGCAACTCAATGAGCAATACAACAAATCCTGTATATCGGATTTGGAATACAACGAAGCAAAATCAACCTTAAAAATTCTTGAAAAGAGCAGAAACAATCTCGTTGAAGCAATAGCCAAAACAGGCATAAATGACATAATGTCAGACAAAATCAAAGAGTATGAAGAACAAATCAAAAAGACTGCCGAGTTCATTCAAAAGTATGAAAAGCAAAAAATTGACATAGTAATAACAGAAGATGAAATCAGAGAACAAATCAATCATCTCAAAGATTACTTTTACAACCCTAAGAATATTATAAGAACAAAATTTGTTCTTTCGCAATATATAGACAGAATTGACATCTCAAACGAAAATGTTCAGGTGCAATTCAAAGTATCAATGTCCCCATCAGATAATACTGATGGGGATTGTTTTTGTGTTCATACTGAGATGATAAAGAGGAAATATCTTTTTGATTATGTCTGCGAAAAGGTTGATTTTGAGCAATGGAACATAGAAAAACTGAACAAATCAGAATCGGAACATAGAAAAGGAGCATAGAAAAAGTGACTTATTTGGTAGACACTGACCGTATGCATACTCACACCGCTAAAAAATCCGATTGGAATGGGAGTTTTTGGGTAATATGGTGGGTTATTCTGTGTACGGTTATATGATTTATATTGAAGCATTTTTTACTACATAAATGATTATCGTTTTGTCTAAAACACCGCATAGATATGGGAATTATCATAAACAGAAAAAGTCACAACTGCATATGCAATCGTGACCGAGTTGGTGGAGATGAGGGGAATCGAACCCTCACTTAAAGCAATTAAAAAGCCGATAAAATCAAGCCTTTTTTCTTTTCGTGTCATCTTTCGGGTCATCTGCGAAATTTGCACTAAACATCGTGACTATTTTGGCGGCTATTGTATCAGTCTTATCTCTTAATGTATGTTGATATATTTTGTGTAACATATCTACGGTTTGCCATCCGCCAATTTCGGCGATGTATTGGTCTGGGATACCTTGTGCGTGACACTCAGACGCAAAATAATGGCGGAGCTTGTGAAAGCTAAAATGTGCCACATCAGCTTTTTCGACAAGCCGGTTAAAGGCACTTGAAAGAGTTGACGGTGAAATACCAAAGTACTGCCAATTTCTACACTCATTAATGAGATTAGACGGCAGTGGAACGAAGCGTGTGCCTGCCTCGGTCTTTGTTGTCTTGACAATAAATTTACCGTTATTGTCAGCGACTACCGCTTTAGTTATGCTTACCCCGAAACTGTTGAAATCAGAAGGCTGTAATGCACATATCTCGGAACGGCGTAGAGAACCTTGGCTTGCGAGCTTGATGGGAACTCGCAGTCTATCATCTGCAAGTTCGAGCAACTTGTTAATGTCCTCTGTTGTCGGAATTGTATATTGCGGCTTGATTTTTTGCGGCAAAGTCGTATTAAGAGTCAATGCCGGACAATAGGTCTTAAGCACAGCTGATAGTAGTCCATGAGCGTTTCGTACAGTCTTAGGACTGTGATTGACCGACAACGCATTAACTGAAGTCTGAATCATTACGGCAGTAAGCTTAGTAAGCTTAAACGGCATTAATTCAGTAAAGTAGTTACGCTTAATTTTTTCATATCCAGCTATGGTACTTGGACTAAGAACTGCCGACTTACTCTCAATATACATTTCGTAAGCTTGCTCAAGCGTGAGGTCATTATAATCGATACAAGAGGTAGTCAGCGACAGCTCAAATCTATCCGCTGCCTTTTTCGCCTCTTTTTTTGTTGCCGCTGTAATGGATTTATACTTTTTCTTTCCGCTTTTATCCTTGCCCAAAAAGACACGCACACGCCAGTTGCCCGATGGCATTTTCTTAGGTTCTGCCATTTGAAACACTCCTTTTTATCTAAAAAGGGTGCAAAAATCCCCTGTAAATTAGTCATTGAAAAATTTACAAGGGTGTGATACAATATTATTGCGTTATATCGTATCATCTGCACCCTGTGTAGGTGATTTTCCGCTCTGTTCGAGGACCAATCGAGCAGGGCAGATTTTTTATTTTTTGTTTTCAATTGTTAATGTCAATTTTGCGTAGTAAATTTTTTCTTTCGTCTTTTCATCAACAAATGACGAAATATATAAGTCTTTTATTGCTTTTACTCTGTCTTGATTTTCTTTAATAAACACAACATCTTCTGTATGTAATGAGCCGACCTCAAGACCATTAGCAATAACTTTAATTGCAGGCTGATTTTCGTACACATATTCTTGTAACTCAACATTGATTACTTTGCCGGCAAGTTTATCTTGCATAAGCTTTGCAAGATGTTTTTGTCTGTTATCAAATGTTACGCCTGCTACTTTGAATATTTTTGAATGAGTACCCTTTGCTGTGTCAATCATTGCTGTTTCTTGCTGTGGCTTTTTCTTTTTATCAAGCACAATAAGCACAATTCCTGCTAATAAAATGAGCAAACATACAAAGCCCGTCGGTATAACTCCCTGTGCAAAAGCCGAAATAGCTCCAATAACGCCTATTACAGATAACACAACGCCAACAATAAATTTTTTGCTTTTTTTCATTGCATTTTCTCCTCTCATATAATATAATAATTATTGAGGAGTGCGATTTCTTCTCACATCTTTTTTAGTCAGTCGTAGGTGGTGCTACGACTGACTTTTCTTTTTATTGATAAATTCTTTAAACTGCTTTACTACTTCTCTTTCGAGCGGATGTTTATAGAAAGCATTTCTTTTTTCAAGTTCTTGCATACGTTCTGATCTATATGTTGCTGCTTCAAGACTTATATTACATAGTCGAGATATTTCCTCAGCAGTTAAGGCTTTGAGTTCGTGCAATACACACGCAGGAGCAAGCAAGTCACGAGCGAATACATTAGCTGCGCTCTCGGTATCATTCTGTACTGCAAATGTTCTGTATGCTATTTTGTCCACGAGCATATGTCCGAGCAAAATGTGCCCTAATTCGTGAGCAATAGTAAACCTACAGCGCCGTGAACTATCTGTATCTCTATATACAATTATAAAACTGTTATTATTTACAATTGTAACACCGCTTGCATTGTTTTGAAGAATATTAACATCGCTGTTTTTAACTAAATTAATATCATTTGATTTTCTGACAATATTCGTAACCTCAATGGGTAGTGTCTTAATATCGTAGTCTAATATACATTGCCATGCGGCGTTACGAGCATTTTTGTATTTGCCGTAATCCATTCATCACACCTCGTAGGTATTTTAACCAACGAGGCATTTTTTATTTACAAATCAGATTCATCTTCAACAGATTTAGCATTTTTAAGTAATTCAAGTTTTTCTTTTGAAATTTTTTGAAATTCAATAGGTCTATTATCGCTGCTTCTCGCAGCGGTTAAAACTGTAACATACTCTTCACTTGAATCATCGTTAATATTTAGTAACTTATCAATAGCCGGTTGCATTTCAGGCTTATTTCTATATGCAACAACAAGTTTCTTTTCGTGTGCATTAAGAGTTAATTCTTTACTATCACAATTATAATTTGATCTATCCATAGGAACATCAAATCCCATTAACCAGGCTTCATTAACATTTAGTGCAAGACCTAATATGTATAATTTATTTTGTCCCGGTTCAACTTTACCACTAACATATTGACTTAAATCATTTTTATTAAGTTTAATTCCGTATTTTTTGCTATATGGAGCAGCTAAATTAAGAATATCAACTTGTTTAAGATTTAAATCTGACATTATTTGTTTCAATCTATACGAAGTTGTATACTTTTTCACTTATATCACCTTGCTTTAAGTGTATTGTAACACATCTTGAACAAAAGTTCAATAGCATATTGAAAAAAAGTTCAATTTTTTTGAAGAAAAGTATTGACATAGTAATCAAGCTGTGTTATTCTAAAATTGTTCAAAGAGATTGAACTACAAAGGAGTTGATTAAATGCCATTCGATTATAGAAAACTTGAAGGACTTGTTAAAGAAAAATGTAGGACTAGAGCCATTTTTGCATATAAAATGGGCTTATCAGAACGAAGCATATCTTTAAAAATGAACGGAAAAACACAATGGAAACAAACTGAAATCTGCACAGCTTGTGAGATTTTAGGAATTAGTAATGAAGATATACCGAAATATTTTTTTGATCCAAAAGTTCAAAGCGTTGAACATATTAAGACAGCATAAGAGGTGATTATATGCCTAAGCTAAAAAAGACAATCAAAGCTGAACAGGAACAAGCATATATGTCAAGAGTGGCGCAGCTTATTTTTGCGAAACTGTGCTGCGCAGGGTACAACAGAGAAAAGGTTAGCAAACTCTTTGGCATTAACCCTGCTACCTGTTCAGCTCGAAAAAACCAAAAGCCGCAGAACCTGCGGCTTGAAGAAATCGTAAAAGCAGCGGATGTACTCGGTGTAGAACCGTATGAGCTGCTGATAATCCCACACGAATTGAGGTGATAAAGTGAATAAAGAAAATATCCAAATCTGCATCAAAGACGGCGAAGTCATAGCCTTGCAGGGGCTTGATACGGTTACGGCTGAAAGGCTTGAGGACATTTTAAACTATGTTGCAGAAGTTAAGGAAAGCCTTGACAGGCACAAGCTCAGCAACAGAGCAACAGGCATTAAGCGTGTGGCGGACAACTGTAAAAAATTCATTAGGTGCTGCAAATACGCAGCGAAAAAATAAAAAGGGGGGTGATAACAGTGCAGAAATTAATACACAACGGATTTAACGAGCCGTACAGAATTATTGATGTCAACAACAATCAGATTAGAATTGAGGACATTCCTGATAACCTTGTAGGCTTGGTGCATAAGCTTAATGACTATGAGGCAACAGGCTACAATCCCGATTTTATCGATACTATTCCACACATTCTTATGGATATGGCAGAACTGCTTGAAAATCCCACAGCTGAGAACATCAAGGCTTGCAGAGCCAAAGTCGATTACATTTTAAGTGCAAAAGACAAAGCCGCCAACTAATGCACAGCTGACGGCTTTGTGAAAAGATATAAAAATATTTACCGTATTTATTATATCTTTTCTCTCTTAAAAAATCAAGAGGAAAGGTGAAATTATATGAATACTTTAGAAAATGCAGTCAACTGCATAAAAAATCAAGGCAAAGACTATAAAAAATACTCTAACGAATGGAATGTAATGCAACAGCTTATCGACATTATTACAGCACAGCCGGAGAGCACAGAAATTGTGTTGCAGGACTTAAATGTTGAAGAAATGCAAGTACCTGCACTCGTGGAAAAAATAACAAGCAAGAGAATCGCAAATCCTATTGAAGTTATGAACGCTATTTGCGACTTTTACTCAATCCCAAAACCGAGCGAATTGCCACCCGAGGTGTGGCGAATGAACAGTACCTCTCCTACCCCGGCAAAGTCTGAAAAACAAAGCTTTATAAACCTTATGGATTTACTGTGAGGTGAGTATAAATGCAGAGAAAAAAGCTGTTAGCGTTAGAAATTGACAAGGACCGTGCGGACATACCTGTAATGCAAGCAGTAGTTGAGTTTCAGCATAAAGACAAGTATGTCAATTATACGACACACGAATACAATTATGTTTATGATGCATTTATTGATGAGTCAACAGGTGAAAAAACTCTTATAATTGATATGTTTAAGCCTGCCCCGGCGGCGGAGTTCCTCTATAGACTGTTCATCGGAAAAAACAAGCAAGGTGATGACAAATGGTTTATCGTTAAATCAGACGGCACAGTCAGTGAAAGCAGTTTGCCGGTTGATTATTACTACCGTCAATTCTATTATCCGTTCAGCGCGGATACTGATAATGTGATTGATGAGTATTTGTCAGATACTAAATCATATGCAAAAGGAAAAGGCATCGGAAAAATAATAGCTTGGCAAAAAGCAGTCAGGCAAAAAAGGCTCAAAGATAAATATCAAAAAATTAAAGACAGTATAAGCTTTGAACTGTCGGAAATAAGGCCATTGCCGCAAGCGGTGTATAAATGGATTGATAATACCGTAATGGCATATAGCAGATATATGTTTTATGATTCAAACGGCAAAAAGCAAACAACTGCACGCTGCTCTTGCTGTGGCAATACAGTAACTATTAATAAAGTATGCAGCGGAGATAAAGTCACTTGCCCAAGCTGCAACAAAAAGTGCACCGCAAAGCCGTACAAGAAATACGCTAATTCTCGTGGATTTATCGACCGAGAAACAATTATGTATTTGCAACCGTTCAAAGGAACAAGATTTTGTGCTCGTGAGTTCATAATCGAATACTACTACGATTGCGGCAGAATTAATCCGTACATCTGCATTAAAGAACTTGTACGCACAACTTGCGACTTTGACGGACAAGAAATGCGAGTGCAGGAACAATACACATATGACGAAGATTACAAAGGCGGTGACTGGCGAAAGGATTATTTTAAAAGTGTAAACTCAAGTTTGCAACTCTACCCCGGCACACTCAATAAGATATTTAAGCGTGTAAAAGGATTCAACAAGTGGCATATCGACTACGGCAAGATTGCAAAGCAATGTAATCCTGTTGGATTTGCGAATTTGTACGACGCTGTAAATAAAGTTGCGTGCTTGCCGAACATGCTTAATAACGGCTTAGTTGAATTAGCACGAGATGTAATTGCACACAGATACAATACCAGCTTGTATGATCTATCTAAAGGCTCGTTATCTAAGAGCTTTGGTATAACAAAAGACGATTTAAAAATTCTAAAGCCTTTAAATGTTAGTTACAGAGAATTTAAGCTATACAAAGCATATCAAAGCACAGGCAGAAAAATAGACTTTGAAGAGCTGAAAGAATTTTTTGAAGTCAGCTCAATAATTAATTGTAATACAGCAGAAATGCTTAGTATTTTACAACGCAGTTCATTACGGAAATTCTGCCAATTTTTCCGTAAGTGGGAAAGTGAAAATTGCACAAGCCAAGATAAAGACAGTTGGTGGGATCCAAGACGGCATTTTTTTAGTGATTATAAAGACTACATTAGAAATGCTACTTTGCTTGAATATGACTTGTCAAATTCAGAAGTGCTTTTCCCTAAAAACTTAAAGCGAGCTCACGATTTAGCGTACAGCATAATCAAGGATAAAGAACTTAAAAATGCAGAACTTCCACAAATTGCTCGACAATACGAATCTTATAGCAATTTATATAGCTATGAGGATAAAAATTATTGTATTATGCCACCGTCAAGACACAATGACCTAAAAAACGAGGGCAAAACGCTATGCCATTGTGTTGCAACATACGCAAAAAGAGTTGCTGTTGGCAGTACAATTATACTTTTTATCCGCAAGACGAGCGAAAAAGACAAACCATATTTTACGCTTGAGCTTAATCCCACAACTTATGAAATTGAGCAATGCAGAGGATTGAGAAATTGTGCGTATCCAAAAGAAGTTAAAGACTTTATGGATAAATGGTATAAAGAAAAAATAGAACCGTTGAAAAGGAGAAAAGAAAAATGTCAGATAACAGCAGCATAATGAGTATAGCTGATTTCAACATCACTGAAATGTCAGCAGATACAATGTCAGCACTAAACACTCATCAGAAAATAATCACAGCAGAGCAGACGGCTGCAAATGCAATGATTAGCTTGTGCGAAAATCTTAAATTAATGAGAGATAAGCACTTATACGAAGCGCTCGGCTTTGAAACCTTTGATGGCTACACCGAAAGGGCTTGCGGAATTAAGCGCAGGCAGGCTTATAACTACATAAGCGTTTATGAAAAGCTCGGAAGCACGGTTTTGCAGTCAAATGCATCACTCGGCATTACGAAATTACAGCTACTTACCGAGGTGTGTGCGGTGGACAGGGAAGATTTTATTACAGAAAACAACCTTGAGGGAATGTCGGTATCTGAAATTAAGAAGCTTGTTGAGAAGAGTAAGGAGCAGGGAGAGCAGATAAGTCTGCTGTCTGATGAGCTTGAGGACAACGAGAAGAGCAAGGAAATTCTCTTGTCGGAAAATGAGGAGCTGCGCAGGCAGGTTAAGGAGCTTGAAAGCAGGCCTGTTGAGGTTGCGGTGCAGTCACCGAGCGAGGAGGAAATTAAACGTGCAGCGGAAAAGAAAACTGCCGAGCTTGCCGAAAAGCTGAAAAATCTGCAGGAGGAAAACGCAAAAATAAAGTCTGAGCAGAAAGCTGCTGTTAAAAAGGCTACGGAAAAGGCTGTAAAAAAAGCCGAAAAGGAATACAGCGACAGGCTGAACGAAGAAAAGGACAGGCTGAGGGCTGATATTGACGCTCGGTACAAGGAAAAGATAGAAGCCGCCGAGCAGGAAAGAAAAGAGGCGCTGAAAAAGGCTGAGGAAATGGCAGGCAGGCTTGACAAGAATGCAGACGCCGAGCTTGTGACGGCTACGCTGTATTTCGGAGAGATACAACGAAACACTGATAAATTCACTGAAAGCGTTGCCAAAATAGCCGGATCAGACCCTGACAAGGGCGAAAAGCTCAGAGGAATTGCAAAAAGCTATTTTGACAGCATAGCTTATAAATTTAATTAAGTTAGTAAGCTCCGCACGGCTTTACTATATATCAGAAAGTACAACTTTCGTTGATTATTCTTCTTAAAATATAATACTGACTTGCATAATGTTACTGCGGAGCAGGTGCGGCTGCTCTAAGTTTTTTTGTTGAGGAGCAGAAAATGAAAGACTTAGAGAAGATGAGTATTGAGCGATTGCAAGAAGGTGCTCAGATTAGTAGATATTATTATAATAAGCCTTTGCTACTATGCTATTCCGGCGGCAAAGATAGCGAAATAATTTTAGACCTTGCGCTTAAGTCAGGTATAGATTTTGAGGTTTTACATAGTCATACAACTGCCGATGCGCCGGAAACAGTTTATCACATTCGCCGAAAGTTCAAAGAGCTGGAATCTAAAGGAATTAAGTGTACAACGCAAATGCCAACTTTCAAAGGTAAATCTGTCAGTATGTGGAGCTTGATTCCGGCTAAGAAAATCCCACCCACTCGCCTTGCACGATATTGTTGTGCAATACTGAAAGAAACAGCAGGACACGACAGAGCGATTGTGACAGGCGTAAGAAGAGCGGAAAGCACCAACAGAGCTAAAAGCGGAATTATTCAGACTTGGAGTAAAGACATCTCAAAGAGAATTATCATTAACAACGATAATGACGAAAAGAGAAAAATCGTTGAGCATTGTCAACTACAAGGGAAAACGGTTTTCAATGTCATATGTGATTGGTCAAATGACGATGTAAAAGACTATATCAAAGAAGAACATATAAATTTAAATCCTTTGTATAAGTGTGGCTTTCACAGAGTAGGTTGCGTTGGCTGCCCTATGGCAGGAAAAGGAAGATACAAAGAATTTGCACTGTATCCTAAATACAGAAATTTGTATATCAGAGCGTTTGACAGAATGTTAGAAGTTCGCAAGCAAGCAGGATTAACAACTAATGTGTGGCAATCAGGAATAGATGTGTATCACTGGTGGATGGAGGACAATGTTCTGCCAGGGCAGCTAACAATAGACGGAGAAAATGATTGGTAAGGTGAGAATATGAAACGGAAAAAACTTGATCATCTTGATTTGGTATGTCTTGAGATTGCTAAGTATAACAAAATACATAACACATATTACAGCTACGGTATGTACACAGCATTAGTCCGAATAGGTAAAATTATACCCGACTGTGACAGAAAGGAAGTTAAAAAATAATGAAAACAAAAAAGTGCTTTGACATCTGCAAGAAAAGTGGAGTCTTTTATGTGTATCAAGCCGAATATAACGAGCAGTGGCTTTCTGACGGAAGCGCCTGCTACCCTATCACAGGTTTACCAATGCTGACAGAAGACAGCATATGCAAGCTCTATGATATTAACGATACTCAGAGAAACAAGTGTTGCTTTGAATTTTTTGTTGGCACTCCTCCAATCTTAGTGTCTGACAGTGATCCAAATGAATCAGATGCTGAGATGTGGGATATTACAATAGCAATCAAAGATAAGATAGTCATACCAATTTCGACCGAAGAGGGAATTTTATTTGTTGATATAAAATATTTAGCTCCGTTTACCGATATGCCAAATGGCGATATGCGTTTGACTATAAGAGATGGGATTAATGGCAAGAAATATGTATGCGTCAAGTTTGGCTTGATAGCATATGCATTTATTGTTCCTGTTGATGTGATTAACGACGAATTTGTAAATAAGATTGAAAAACTATACTCACAGTCAAAAATAGCATTGAACAATTTAGGAGGTTCGGTTAAATATAATGAAACAGTATGAAGCAGACGAACAAAAGAAGCTCTTTCGGTGGGCTGATTTTATGAAAACTGAATATCCCGAATTGGATATGATGTTCCACATCCCTAATGGAGGTAGTCGAAACAAGGTTGAAGCAAGCACAGAGAAAATATGCGATATTAAATCAAAAAGGAGTGTGATATAGATTGCCGACAAGAAAGCATATATCAAAATCTACAAGACTAAAAGTTTACGAAAAATACAACGGCCATTGCGCTTATTGTGGTTGTGAACTTGCGTTAAAGGAAATGCAAGTTGACCATATACAGAGCGTGTATTGGTATGACGGTGCAAACGATATTGAGAACTACAATCCTGCTTGTAGAATGTGTAATTTCTATAAATCAACAATGCCCATTGAAGATTTTAGAGAGCAATTAGGTAAAATACTATCAAGACTGGAAAAGGTTTTTATTTTTAGATTAGCTAAGAAATACGACTTAATCAGAGAAATAAAAGAACCTGTAATATTTTATTTTGAAAAAGAAAATTTGAAAAAAGTTGTGGATTTTGAGCCTAAAAAGCCTATTAAATCTGATGTGCAAGAAATTAAACACGGAAAGTGGGTATCGACTGGAAATACTTTAGGGTATACTGAATATCATTGCTCAGAATGCGATAATTATTTATTTTTAGATTTCAAGGATGATGAGTTGTATAATTATTGTCCTTATTGCGGTGCAAAGATGGATAAGGAGGAAATCAATGACTAATTACGAGAAAATCAAACAGATGTCAATTGACGAAATGGTTCAAGGTGATATTACTTTGCTCGGGTGTGTCGGTCATGTTCCGATGGAATATTGTAATAAATTCCACGGTAACTGCATTGATTGCAAAAAACATTGGCTTGAAAGTGAGGCAGAAGAATGACCCTTGACGAATTAAAAGTTGAAATATCCGAACGCATAGAAAGTGAACAGGAGAAGATGAGCGGATATAATGACAGCAAAAGCAGAAAGGACAAACATTATTACATAAGTGAAGGAATGGTGATAGCGTACGGAATTGTGGCTGATTATCTTGGTGATTTGGAGGTGCTTGAATGACAAATGAAGCGTATGAGCAGATTAAGCTATTCAACTGGGTTGCATATGCGAGAAATACTTATCCGCAGCTTGACTTGCTGTATCATGTACCAAATGGTGGCAAGAGAAATCAAAAAGAGGCTTTTAATCTTAAGCGTCAAGGAGTGCGTGCAGGTGTACCGGATTTGTGTTTGCCGGTTGCAAGAGGAAAATTTCACGCACTTTACATTGAACTCAAGGTGGGCAACAACAAAGCGACTGAAAAGCAGCGAAAATGGATAAAGAGACTGAGAGAGCAGGGCAATTTGGCGCTTGTTTGCTATGGCTGGGAGGAGGCCTCGGCTGTACTGCTTAAGTACATAAAGCTAAAGGCGGACAGTGAAGATGAAAAGCTGTGAGAATTGCAGGCATTTTACTCGCTGCTCAGCGAGGAGCAGAGGAGTGGTGTGCAACTGCTGGGGAAAATATACAGGAAGAAAGGACGGAATAAAAACGATGGCAGAGGAAAAGGTACTGGTTTTCAAGTACGCAGAGCCGCTCGGCTACAAGAAAGCGCAGGATAAAATTCTCAAGTATCTGAATTTAGGAGAATAACAATGGAAAATGAAAATGCAGAAACCAAAGTCGAAGAAGTCACAGAAGAGAGTAACTTTGACACTCTGAGTGAACTTGACAAGCTTGCGGTCGGATTTATCGCAGGTGAAATTGATACAGATATAATAAACAGTCTTGATACATACAACCGTTGGTTTGTGCTGTCGATGTCAGCTATATATAGTTGCGGCAAAATCGGCTTGCTCTCGGCTAAAAGTTGTGTGCAGGTCAAATACAAGTTATTGAGCGAATACAGACGATTCAGAACAGAAACATATTTCGCAGAGATTGAGCACCGTGAATGGATTAAACGAACGAGAGAAACATCTTGTAAACTAACTGAGCTTGCACTTCTAATCAACAGCAAAGACACTAATGCTTTAAAAACCGCTTTAGAGGTTATCGACCTCCTCACAAAGCAAGATGTGTATAATCAGCTGTTTATAAAAGCAGAAAACGATGAGGACTACAAGCAGAAATGCGTACAAGTTCTTACTAAGAACGAAGCACTATTTTTCAACCGCTTTGGCGATATACCTTTTGTTGACTTACTGTTTAAGTTTTACAAGTCAACCGAAGAGAACAGAGCAGCGGAAATATACAAAGAACTTGATTGCGATAATCTTAATGTTGTTGCACATAGAGTTCCTGTAAAATCCGAAAATTGCAAAGGCATAGCAAAATCATATCTTGAATATTTCAAGTAAAAATCGCAGGGGCTGAAATGCCCCTGCATATCCTGCTCAAGTAATTAATTAAGTGACCGCTATAAAAAATAATGATATAATAAAGGATTTATAAAATGTACATATATAAATGTGAAGTTAAATCAGGGCCTATGCTCGAAATAAAATATTATAAATCATTACGCAAGCGTAACAAAAAGAACATTGCACGCAATTTCAATCAAGCAAAAACAAACGAAAAACAAGCACTTGCAAACCGCATTCGTGGAGAGCAGCATACTCAAAGACTTATCCTCTGTAACTTTACCGAAGGAGATTGGTTTGCTCGCTTTTCAGCGCCCAAAGGAGAATTCACAGAGGAGCAGTTTGAAAAGATTGTTAATAATTTTTTCAAACGAATCAAACGCAGAGCAGAAAAAATAGGAGTACAATTCAAATACATTGGCTACTGTGAATGTGGCAAGCTCGGCAAGAATTGGCATCTGCATATAGTGATTGAAGATTGCATCAGAGAAATTGCAACAGAGTGTTGGCAATGGAAAAACGGCATAAACTTCACACCGCTATATCAAGACGGCAATTTTGCCGATCTTGCAAAATATATTCGCAAAGATGTTTGCGGAAAGAAAAGGTTAAGAACATCAAGAAATCTAACCAAGCCCGGAGTAACAGTTGTTGAGGGCAAAAAGCGTGAATTCAAAAAACTTGAAAAAGGCGAGGCTTTGCCTGTGCCTGATGGATATTATTTTTACAAAGACGATATGTGGGTTAATGACTTCACTGGAGCGTCTTTTTATTTTACTTACTTAGCTATCAACAATCATAAATGCAAGAAATTTGGAGGTGCAAAAAATTGAGAGACACAACAAGAGATTACACAATAGCACAATTTAAAAACTATGCTGCGCTTGGTTGTCCAAATAAGATACAGGTAATAGCTGACACTCAGATGAGTAGAGCGTTGAAGCTGGACTTGATAGCTGTAATAGACACTTTGCAAACATTAACGAACAGTGGGAAAGATTACATCAGCAGAGCTATCTATGCTGTTTACTTTGCTTCCCCTAAATCTGAATGGAAAAAAGGAGAAATCAATGCAAGAGTACTTTGCTATGCGATTGACAACTACACAGATGAGAGAACAGTGTGGAGATGGTTAAGAGAAGCAAGATTACTATGTGCAGAATTCAGAGGTCTTAATACTGGCACTATGTACAAAGCAAGTTGTCAGTAGAAAAACAATCGTCTGATGTAAAATGTAATTATGAAAGAATATGCAAAATCGTTTTATTTGTCGCAATCTTGGAGATCGTGCAGAGAATCTTACTACAAAAAGCAAAATGGAATCTGCGAACGCTGTGGGAGTGCAGGCGACATAGTGCATCACAAGATTTATATTTCGCCTGAAAATATAAACAACCCAAAGATAACATTAAGCTTCTCAAACCTTGAATTATTATGTCAAGAATGCCACAACAAAGAGCATTTAAAAAAATCAAAATCGAATTTGCGATATTCGATTGACGAAAGCGGAAATGTACTCCCCCCGGGGTAAAAAAATATTTAGTGCCCGTAGGAACCGAAGGGAGGCCCTCAAAAATTCCTCTCTCGTGCGTGCGTACGTGAAGGGGGGGATAAAAAGGAAGTGATTTAATGGAAGATGCAAAATCATCTGAACTTTTTGTGTCAGATAAGGAAGTTAAGAAAGAAATTAATAAACTTAAAAAGATTTTCAAAAAGCATTATCAGGAACTTGACAAAAATGGCAAGAGCCATAATAGTGACAAAGGAGAACTTATCGAGCGTTTGATTTCAGAAGCAGCTTTTATTCGATGTGTACTTTTCGAAGCTCAGCGACTCATTAAATTGCAAGGACTTGAAACCACAACTGTTAATGCAACTCAGAAATTTCGTAAAGCTGTTCCAGCTGTCACAATATACTCAGACTATATGAGAACCTATACTTCTGTAATCAACACTTTAATTTCTTATATACCTGAAAAATCTGAGCGAAAGCAATCAAGGCTCGAGGCGTTGATGTTAGGTGGCTAACTATATTCAGCAATACTACAATGATATTTGCAGCGGAAAAATTGTAGTAGGAAAATGGATTAGAAGAGTTTATTCTATAGTCCTTGAAGGCTTGGAAAAAAGGCTGTGGTTTTACGATGAACATAAAGCTGACAAAGCCGTCAAGTTTATCGAAAACTTTGTCCATCACAGCAAAGGCAGACATGATTTGTTGTATCTTGAATTATGGCAAAAAGCACTTGTGAGCTGCCTTTTTGGAATAGTTGATAATTACAACAACAGACAATTTCGTGAAACGCTGATAGTCGTAGCTCGAAAAAATGGTAAAACATTATTCGCTACTGCCATAGCTGAGTATATGGCATATGCCGACGGAGAGTATGGTGCTGAAATATACTGTCTTGCACCTAAGCTTGCACAAGCTGATCTTGTGTATAATTCATTTTATCAATCAGTACAGCTTGATGAAGAATTATCCGCAGCGGAAATGACTAAGAAAAGAAAGAACGATATTTATATTATTCCAACAAACACAACGATTTCTAAAGTTGCATTCAACTGCAAGAAAGCAGATGGTTTTAATCCTCATTTAACTATTTGTGACGAACTTGCCGCTTGGCCGGGTCAAACAGGTTTGAAACAGTACGAAGTAATGAAATCTGCCCTTGGTGCCCGGAAGCAGCCTCTCATATTGTCAATAACAACAGCTGGATATATCAACGACGGAATTTATGACGAACTGTTTAAGCGTTCTACTCGCTTTCTTAAGGGAAAGTTAGGTGCCGGCGAAATGAGATTAATTCCGTTCTTGTATGTCATTGATGACATACAAAAATGGGACGATATTAATGAGCTAAAAAAAGCAAATCCGAACCTTGGAATCTCAGTTTCAGAAAGCTATTACCTCGAAGAAATTGTGGTAGCTAAAAATTCAACATCAAAAAAAGCGGAATTTCTCTGCAAATACTGTAATATTATGCAGAATAGTTCTATAGCATGGCTTGCTTATGAAGATGTAGCACTTGCAAGTGACAAATCTATCAAATTAGAGGATTTCCAAAAATGCTACGCTGTCGCTGGAGTTGACTTATCACGAACGACTGACCTTACAGCTGCTACGGTTGTTATATGCAAAAACAGTGAATTTTATATTTTTACACAGTTTTTTATGCCCGAAGACAGTTTCAAAAAAGCTTGCGAAAATGAACCCGAAACTAAATACGAAGTACACAAAGCAAAAGGCAGAATAACAATCAGCGGCAAGCATTTTGTTGATTATCACGATGTTTTTAATTGGTTCATAATGCTCCGAAAAGACTATAAAATAATGCCTTTAATGGTCGGATATGACAGATATTCCGCACAGTATTTGATTCAGGATTTAGATTCATCAGGCTTTAAAACGGATGATGTCTTTCAAGGTACTAATCTCTCGCCGATTATGGATGAGTTTGAGGGACTTTTAAAAGAAGGCAAGATACATTTCGGCGACAACGAATTGTTGAAAAAGCAGTTCCTTGATGTAGCTGTAAAAATCAATGATTCTGATGAGCGAAAAAGGCCTGTGAAAATCGAAAGCAGATTGCACATAGACGGTCCTGTTAGTGTTTTTGATGCATTTACTGTACGAAGCAAGCACTATAAAACGCTTGGAAAAATGTTAGAAAACAGAAAGGTGGCTTAAGCTCATGGGAATATTTCAAAGACTATTTAAACAACGATCCTCAAAGGTATTCTTGAATATAAGCAAAAGCGAAAGTGGTAGCAATTACAATAGCCGTAGTGAGATTATCAACAGTATAGCAGACAGAATAGCTACTCAAGTTTCAAAGCTCCAACCACAGGTAATCAGAAACAATGGAAATGGTACAGTTATTAAGAACGATAACCTTGCAAGATTGCTTTCGACAAGACCATGCAAAGAGTTAAACACATCAGACTGGTTATATAAAATAGCATATCAGGCAGTTATAAATGGTGATGGTTTTGCGATCATTTGTTACAACGATGACTACTCGGAAATCAAGGCAATCTGCCCTGTAATATGCTCAAATTACAGAATATTCGAAGACAAAGGAATTTTGTTTTTCCGCTTTATTTGGTCTTATGACTGTAAAGAATATACATTGCCTTACGATTTCGTAATACATCTCAAAGACCGTCCAGGTACTAAGCGATTTATTGGGAGCAATCCGAACGATGACTTATCAACATCTGTAGATATGCTTGAAACTACATATAACGGTATTAAAAATATTGTAAAAAATTCGGCTAATTTGAGAGGGTATCTTAAATTTAACAATTTCATTGATGAGGATGACCTTAAGGAAACGATTAAAAATTTTCAAGAAGCTTATATGACATCAGAAAACGAAGGTGGTATCGCAGGTATAGGCTCTGAGTACGAATTCAAAGAATTAAGTCAAACACAAAAGAGCATTCCAACTACTCAACTATCATTTTTTAAAACTAATATCTATGATTATTTTGGAGTATCTGAAAAAGTAATCAGAGGTGAATATTCTGAAAATGAATGGAATAACTTTTATGAAACAAAAATTGAACCTATTGCAATGAAATTATCGCTGGAATTTACCTACAAGGTTTTTTCGGAGCGTGAAAGAGGGTTTGGAAACAAAATTGTTTTTATAGCTAACAAGTTGCAATATGCTACAACCCAAACTAAGATGACCGTTATGCAGACATTGTTTGACCGTGGCTTTATCACAATCAATCAAGGCCTTGAAATGATGGATATGCCAAGCCTCGGCGAAGAAGGAGATGTGAGAATGGTAAGCCTTAACTATGTTAAGACTGATGACCAATCACTCTATCAAACAGGAAAGGAGAATAATAATGCCTCAAATTAAAAATAACATCAGTGAAATTTTTCGTATTCGCAATGAAACTAAAACATCGGCTGATTTATATTTCTACGGTGACATAGTGAGCGACCATTGGAGTGCTTGGAGCAATGAGGACCAGTATCCTGAAAACATTCAGCAGTTGCTTAAAGGGCAAGAAGGTAAAGCTCTGAACATTTATATCAACTCAGGCGGTGGCGATGTGTTTGCCGGAATGGCTATTTACAATATCATCAAAAGGCATCAAGGATATAAGACGGTATATATAGACGGATTAGCTGCATCAATCGCCTCTGTAATAGCTATGGCAGGTGATAAGTTAATTATTCCGAAAAACGCATTTATGATGATCCACAAGCCCTGGACGGTTGCAATTGGCAATGCTAATGATTTGGTAAAAGAAATCGAACTACTCAATACTATCGAACAAAGCATAGTCAATGTCTATGCAGAAAATCTTGCAGAAGGTGTTGACATTGAAACGATAGAAAAAATGGTTGATGAAGAAACATGGCTCACTGGTGAACAGGCGGCCGAGTATTTTGACATTGATGTTGCAGCGGAAAAACAGATTGCAGCTTGCACAAATACTCATTTTAAAAATCAGCCTAAAAATCTTATAGTTATGACTTCCGAAAAAGAAAAAAGTCTTTCGGCAAAGTCATCAAAAATAAAATCGCTGTGTATCAGCGGAATCTTGAAAGGAGAATGATTGCAATGACAATCAAAGAACTCAAAAACAGACTTAATGAAATTGCTGTTGAAGCAAAAGCCGCTGAATCAAGTGGTGATGATGCAAAGCTTGACCAGCTTATCGACGAAGCTAAGGCTATCAACGATAAGATTGAGCGTGCTCAGAAACTTGCTGAAATTGCAAAGAACTCATCAGAAGCAGAAGATGATAAAGGTAAAAATGAAGAAACATCGGAAAATCTTGCTACAAAAAGAGGCAAAAGACTCAAAAACGGCGAAACCGTGAGAATGGATAAGACTATTGTCGCACCAAAGGCATCCATCACTTCAACAACAGTCGCAATGCCGCAACACACAGCGGAAGATGTCAGAGATACATTCAATGATGTATCAAGTCTTATTGATGCAGTAAGAGTAGTTCCGCTTGACGGAGGAGAAAGCTACCAGAGAGGCTACGTTAAGTCCTACGGTGAAGGTGATTACACAAACGAAAATGATGAGGCTACCATTACAGAGCCTACATTTGATTATGCAGACATTAACAAAACTTGTATTACCGCATACGCTGAAGAACCTAATGCTATTCGCAAACTTGCACCTGCAGCATATGACACAATCATAAGCGAATCAACATCAAGAGCAGTAAGAAAGAAAATTTCAAAACAAATTCTCGTAGGTACAGGGGATTCCGGCACAATCGTAGGTATTTTCTCTACGAAAGCAAAAGCTATCGATGCCGCAAAAGATATTGAAATAACTTCAATTACTGAATCTACTCTTGATGATATTATCTATTCATACGGTGGCGAAGAAGAAGTTGAAGGTTTCTGTGGACTGGTTCTCAATAAGGCAGACCTCAAAGCATTTGCAAAACTTCGTACTGACGATGGTAAGAAAGTATATGACATCAAGAATAACGGTAACACAGGTACGATTGATGGTATACCTTACATCATTAATTCAGCTTGTAAAGCTATTTCTTCTGCGACAACAACTAAGGGAGCATACTGCATGGCATACGGCCCATTCGGAAACTATGAGCTTGCTGTTTTCTCCGATATGGATGTACAGATTTCAACCGACTATAAATTTCGCACAGGTCAGACAGCACATCGTGCAGAAATGTATGTCGGTGGTAATGTAGCCTCTTACAACGGTTTTGTACGAGTTAAGAAAGGCTGATAACAATGTCAGCGACAATCGAAAATCTACTTGAAGCTGCAAAGATTCGTTGTCGCAAAATTAGCTCGGATATTCTCGATGAGGATATCCGACAATATATTAATTTTGTTTTAGAAGATTTGCAGAGAATTGGAGTACACCAAAGCTGGATTGCTGAGCCTGATGCACTTATCAAAGAAGCGGTACTGGTATATTGCAAAGCAAATTATGCACAAACAGTTGATGAAAAACTAAGCAATAGCTACAACATCATTTTAGCGAAAATTAAAGGACGATTAAAATATAGAAAGGAAAAGCCTTATTATGATGAATAGTGAATGTATAGTAACCCTCATCAGTGTAGTTTCGACTGGAACTAATGATATTGGCGAAATTGTACAAGACGAAAAAAGAAAACAGGCTTTTGCTGTAAAAAAATCCGTTAATCAGTCAGAATTTTTTCAAGCTTCGGCGGCAGGATACAAGCCTGAAATCGTATTAGAAATAAGCACCTTTGATTATAAAGGTGAAATCTTCTGCGAATTAGAAAGCGAACGGTATAAAATATATCGTTCTTACGAATCGAAAAACAGTGGAAGAACAGAGCTTTATCTTACTGCAATAGTAGGTGAAACTAATGGCATTGCCTCAGTCAGTTAAAATTACAAAAAACGGAGTAGAATTCGTCAGTAATGTGGACAGGCTACAATATACACTCAAGGAACTTGAGAGAGCAGCCCTCAGAGATGTTGGGAAACTCATATGTAGGCGTACAAGGCAGAAAATCAAACGCAGAACAGGTAAATTAACTCGACAGACCCAGTATTGGGTTAGAGCAAAACAAGATATACCCGATTTGCAGGTAGGATTTAAGCCCCGAGGATTTTACGGAATCTATCAAGAGTTAGGAACAGATATATCGGGCAATCGAAAAGGCAAGATTAAAAAAATAGGTGCACTTAGCAACGCAGCTGAAAACAACATTGCAGACATTATCAAGATTGAAAAACAATACTTGAGTGCGATAGGTTCAGAAGAAGCAGAAAGTAATATTAACGAGGGGGAACTAAGCGGTGAATGACATTAAAAAACTTCTCAAAGAGGTATTCACAGCTTATGTGCCCTCTTTTTTCTTACTCGCAGACAGTGGATTTCCTCGCTTAATATATGATGCTAAACAGATTTATACTGATGAACCATACGAAAAATTTATAATAACCTGTGACATTTACGATATTACTACAACAGAAAGAATAGATGACATTGTTTCTAAAATTAACGCAGATATCGGACTATGCACAATAGAATTTAAAAGCGATTATTATAAATTTTATAAAAGTGATGACAGACAATATATCGCGGAAAGCGACAAATCAATCAAAAGAATAAGGTTTTCTTATGAATTAAGAAGATATAGAAAGGACAGAACACAATGGGAGCAGTTAAAATTAGACAGGTAAAACCTTACACTGGTTTCACAGACAAAACAATGGATAACATTCAGCTTGATGCCGGTGTGTTTTTTAAAAACTATGATGTTAATAAAGACACTTATGTTACAGCAAAAGCTGCAGGAAAATGCCTTGGAGTCACAATCAAAGGCGGAGAATTTTCAGCAAAGCCTACGATAAGAAATATTGAGTTTGACGGTGTAAAATCAAGAGTTAAAGGAAACGCTCTTATTGACAGTTGGGAAACTTACATAAAAGCAACAGTTGCAGAAGTTACAGAGGGAAATATATGTAATGCTCTCGGCGCAGCGGAAACAGACGAAGAAACTCTTGCAGGTTATCACGGAATTAAAGGCAGAAACTATTTCATTGATTCCGATTATGCAGATAATATCACTTGGGTAGGCTGCCTTTTAGGTAAGAATAAGCCTGTAATCATTCAGATTTTTAATGGTCTGAATGAGGGCGGTCTTACAATGGGCGTTGCGGATAAAGATAACGGCAAGTTTGATGTGCAGTTCTACGGCTACAGCGATGAAACTGCATACGATTCAGAAGATGTTAAACCGCCGTTCGTGATTTGGGAACCGGTTGCAGAGGAGGTATAATCAATGAGAAAATTAGGCTTAAAGGACGCTTTTTCGGTGGCTCGTATTATTAAGTCAGCAGATTTAAAAAATGAAATTGTCGAGTTCGCTAAGAATGTTAAAACTAAGGACAAGAAAAACGCACAGGAAGTCGGTCTTGAGTTTATCGTCACTATGATTTCATCACTCTCAAGCAAGGAAGTGGAAAACGAATTCTATTCACTCTATGCTGACATCAGAGGCGATATTACCCCCGAACAGGCAAGTTTGATGGACATTACAGAGGTAATTGCAGACATCAAGCATATTATTGCAGAGAATGATATTCAAAGTTTTTTTACCTCGCTATCAGCATTGACATAAACACATATAAGTTAATCTTGCAATACTGCTGCGGCAATCTTACAGCATTGCAAGATTTGTCATTTGCTGACATACTCAAAATCATTGAAGTTGAAATCAATGCGAAAAACGAGGAAATGAAATACAAGGCTTATATCTTAACGAGCCTTGGTCAAATCACTCATTTATCATACAAAGATTTTGTCGATAGTATAGACGACAAAATGCAGTCAACTGCACAGGACTAAGTCAATACAGACGAAATTGAAAAGCGTGTTGAAGAAATGCTCAATCGCTACAAATGGGAGGAGGTGTAGTGCGTGGCAGTTGAAATTTTTAAGTTATTTGGCTCGATTTTCGTTAATAATGATGAGGCAAATAAATCCATTTCAGAGACTGAGAAGAAAAGCAAGGGTGTTGCTTCAACTCTCGGAAACGGAATCAAAACTGCTGCTAAATGGGGAACTGCTATGGTAGGCGGTGCGGTGGCAGGTGTAGGAGCATTGTCCTCCGTGGCAGAAAGCACGCGAGAATATCGGACGGAAATGGGCAAACTTGACACAGCTTTTACCACAAACAAATTTTCAGCGGCAGATGCAAAGCAGACTTACTCTGACTTGTATGCCGTAGTCGGTGACAGCGGACAGGCAACTGAGGCGGCTAATCATTTATCATTGCTTTGCAACTCCACAAAAGACCTGCAAAGTTGGACAGAGATTTGCACAGGTGTTTACGGTCAATTCGGTGATTCCTTGCCTATCGAGGGTTTGACAGAGGCGGCGAACGAAACCGCAAAAGTCGGACAGGTAACAGGTCCGCTTGCTGATGCTCTTAACTGGATGGGCGTATCTGAGGATGCTTTTAATGAAAAACTTGCTAAATGCTCATCAGAACAAGAAAGACAGCAGTTAATCACATCAACCCTCACGAGCCTGTATTCGGATGCCTCTGCTCAGTATAAAGAAACAAACGGCGATGTAATGGAATCCAACAGAGCACATCAGCAGTTGTCAGATACAATGGCGCAAATCGGTGCTGTCGCAGAACCTGTGCTTAATTCGATTATTGGCTTAGGTGGAAAGTTACTCGAACAGTTATCGCCGCTTATTGAAAGTGTAGCTGAGAAGCTTGCCCCTGTGCTCATTAACATCTGCGAAGAGGTTGCCCCGATAATCGTGTCAATGCTTGAACAGATTATGCCATTGATTGAGGAATTGCTTCCGTTTATAGCTCAACTTATGGAACAGTTAGCACCAATAATTGTTCAACTCGTAGAAGCACTATTACCTGTTCTCGTACAAGTAATCAAACAGCTTTTGCCTCCGTTTATGGAAATTCTCAACGCATTAATGCCGTTGTTAGACACTATTTTTCAGCTTGTACAGCCGTTTATCGACTTGATTTTGCAGTTAATAGAGCCGTTCGCAGCACTTATTTCAACAGCTATTGCACCGCTCATAGTCAAACTTGCAGAGTTGCTCAATAACTTGTTACAGCCGCTTATCCCTGTTTTTAACGAGATTGCAGGCATATTAAGTGAAACATTACAGCCCGTTTTCGAGGCTCTTGCACCCGTTTTCGACTTATTGACAGACGCATTAAGTCCGCTATTTGAGCTATTATCAATGCTGCTCAACGCTATCCTACCTGCTTTAACTCCAGTTGTTGAAATTCTTGCAGATGTTTTCAGCAATGTACTCGGATTAGCTATCAAAGGAATAAGCGGTGCGATTGAAAGCTTGACAGGAATTTTCAACGGTTTGATTGACTTCATAGACGGAGTCTTTTCAGGAAATTGGGATAAAGCGTTGAACGGCATTTTAGAAATATTCAAGAATGTTCTAAACTTAATTCCAAACGCAGTTGAATTCATAATAAACGGTGCAATCGGAATGATTAACGGTCTGTTTGACGGAATCAATTGGGCAATTGAGTGGGCAGGACTTGAAATTTCGCACATTCCAGAGGTCACTCTCCCCCGTTTTCGTGCTGGTATCGACTATGTACCGAACGACAAGTACCTCGCTTATTTGGATGCAGGCGAAGCGGTTTTGACAGCACAAGAGGCTGAACAATATCGTAAAGCTAAGCAAGACGGCTCAAATCCATTTAGGAGTGACAGCACAGATAAACCGTCAACGACTAACATTGACATCAATGTGAATATTAGCGGCGTAACGGTCAATAGTGATTCGGATATAGATAGCCTTGCGGAAAGATTATCTGAGCGATTAGCAGCGGAAATTACAAGTAAAAGGAAGGTGTTTAGCTGATGCACAACTTTTTTTTTAACGGCAAATGGCTCAGTCAGTTTGGCGGACGCATAGTTAATGCGCCTTTCCACTCTGTCGCACAGCGTGATTTTGAGTTTGTGTCAGTCCCCGGCAGGAACGGTGACATAATTCAAGACAACAGACGCTACAAGAATGTTGAGTTTGAACTTCAAATAGCGTTAATGCCTTTGCTTGCTCACACAACAGCTCAATATCTTGCGTATAAAATTATAGATTGGCTGACTGAATTTAACAATTATCAAACATACAAGGACACATATAACAAAGGCTATTATTGCTATGCTGTAGTGACTAACCTTGACACAATTCAGCGTGAGTTACCTTCATATCTCACAACTACTGTTAAATTCAGTCGTAAGCCGTATTGGTATGCACAGACAGAGCCTATAAGCCTTGTTAGCGGTCAAAAGCTAAATTTACTCAACCCTGAAAGAATGCCGTCAAATCCGCTTTACAAGCTCACGGGTGTGGGTGCTTCTGCAACGCTAACGATAAACGTGGAAACACTATCTATAAAAAATTCAATTAACGCAGATTACACAGTCCTTGACGGTGAAAATATGCAGTATTACTCTGTTAAAAACGGCATTAAATCTTATATCTCACCTCTCTTGCCACAGCAATTTAAAGCAGGAGAGAATGAGATTATCGCTAATCAGGTTATTGGTTCGCTTACGCTTGAGCCATATTGGAGGCGCTTATGATACCTTTAGTCTACGAAACGACAAGCAGAATATTATCGCTCAACTCAATGCACTACCTCGGCAGGCTTACCGGTTGCACAGAATGTACCGTCGAAGAGTCACGCAACGCAGATTACACACTAAGTGCAAGCGTTGTTAAAAACTCCGAATGTGCCGAAAGTGCTGTTGTACAAAATTATATATACGCAAAGCCAAACCCAACAGACGAAGCACAATTTTTTGAAATCTACGAGGTAGTAGAAAAAAACAATGTGCTTAGTATCAAAGCGAAGCACATCAAACATAACTGCTATAACAACATTCTTGCCGCAGGCGAAACATCAGCAAAACTCTATTCACCTGCGGAGGCTTACGAAAATTTAGATGCTCTTTTTGACAACAACTATGTATTTTCGTCAGATATAACGGACAGAAAAAACATCAAGCTCGGCTTTACTCAAGTTTGCACGCTCGGCGATTTTCTTGGCGGAGCAGAAGGCAGCTTACTTGATTTGTTTCACGGTGAATACAAGTGGAATAACTTCAATGTTTCATTTCTAAAAAGCAGAGGCAAAAAAAGAGCATATCGACTTAAATGGGGTGATAACATCTCAAGCTATGAAAAAACTCAATCAAGTGAAACTACGATAAGTCATGTGTGTGCTTATGCTACTGTTTATGATGAATTTTCAAAGCAAGACATACAGATAATTGCTGACCCTTATGAGATTTTTGAACAAAAATCAAAAACAAATAAATTACAAGTATATCCAGTTCCAGACAAGCTTGTCGATGGAATCACAGTAAATTCTTCAACAGGTGACGGATACGAATTTGTCAAAAACACTTGCAGAATAGCAGCAATGGCTTATATAGGAGGAGATAAACTTGGTGAGATCAAGAGCAATATTAAAGTTGATGCAGAAGCGGTCCTTGACGATATGCAACAGTTTAATCTTTGCGATACTGTTACAGTAATCTTAAGCGACAGTATCACAGCAGAATCCAAAATAGTCAAAACTACATATGATACACTTAGAGAACGGTATAAACAGCTTGAGCTTGGTTCGTTCAAAACTAAGCTATCTGATTTCGTAAAATGAGGTGAACATAATTGAATGTAAAATACAAACTTAATCTTGATGTATACAAAGACAGAAATTACGAAAGTATAATAGTCGCTCAAAATGACGACAAATCACGCATCATTGAATGTAAGCTATATGCTGATTCACAACCGGTAGCGCTATCTTCAAGCGTTACCGCTGCATTTAATGCGACTGTTGATAATGTTATTGTTGCTGATTCTGTTCCCTGCTCTGTTTCTGATAATGCAATAACGATTACGCTCTCAAAATCTATGTTACAACTCGCAGGCATAATGAAATGCGAGCTTGTGCTAAGTGAGAACGATACAATCTTGACAACTCAGCATTTTAGTGTTTTTGTGAACAAGTCAGTAATAAATACAAAATCTAAATATGAACCAACAGGCTCAAATTTAGCAACCAAAAAGGATGTTAATTCCGCAATCGAAACCGCATCTGCAAAAATGATAGCAAAAGACTCTTTGCTCAATACATCTACAAGCATTAATCTCACATCGCTTGAGGACACAGAACAGACAGCGAACGGAGTTACTATTTCAGTCAAGAACAATAAAATTAGCTTGAGTGGCACATCTACCGCTGCGGTTAATTTTTATCTCAAGCTCAAGCGTGCGGTTACTCTTGAACAAGGCAAAGCGTATTGCTTATCGTTGCAGAATTTTGCTAATATTACAAACAGCGGTTGTGTTTTCTACCCTACGAATGAACGAGCGACAATCAGTTCATCGTGGTTGCTCTCTGAGGTAAGTGCTTTTAAGAATGCAGCGGCTACTTATACAGCAACAGAAAATGTAGTCGTTAATTCTATTAAAATTGCGGTTGCTACAAATCGACTGATTGATAATAGTTGCAATCTTCAACTTGAACAGAACAATAAGCGTACAGCTTATTCTAACCCTGACTTAATAAAGTCTAATATTAAACCTGAGTTGTACCAAGCTCCTGATTATGCGATGCACTATCTGTATGTTTCTAACGACTACAACGAAAATAACGAAGGATTTGGAGAAACAAAATTTAACTCTATCTTGTCAGCTAATAACAGCATATCAGACAACAGTTATCATAATCGTTATACAATAGTCGTAATGGCAGGAATATATACAGATTTGCAGGACAAATATGCAGGTATGTCAGATGTCGGCTTGGTCGGTTACAGGGGCATAATGACTAAGGATTATGTTTACTATGAATCTGAAAACATTTATAATCCTGCCGCTACAGTCATCAAATGGGACGGAGCAACAGGATTTGATAAGTCTGCACTGAAATCTGAGGACATAATCAAAAAGTGTCCATTCCACCTCGACCTTAATGTTCACACGCATATCAAAGGATTTACCTTTGACTGTAAAAATATCAGGTATGGCATACACCTTGAGAGTGGTGGAACAGGTTATGCGACAAATTGGATTGTGGCAAATTGTATTTTTAAGTGGGGCGGTCGTGCTGATTGTACGGATTATGTAGGTAAAACAACTGTTCCTGTATTTGGTTGCGGTCACAGCTTTGGTGAGGTAGGACTGATTGAAAACTGCAAAATTATCCCCACAGACTGCACTGTTGGCTATCAGAACCACGAAAATGCAGATAATAGCAGCTTCGGCTTACATATGAAAACAGGCTCGAATATTACAATCAGAAATTGTGATTTCGGCGGTACAGAGATACAAGCAAGAACGCTGAAAGGTGAATATTCTGACACGCCGAATGTACTTACTGTTGACCGCTGCATCAATATATCAGAAATTAAGAAGTTGTATGCAGCTCCGGCAACAAAATGCGACTGGACAGTTATCAAAAATTTGAATTAAGGAGTAAATATATGAACGAACAGAAGAAAAGACAGCTTATTAAAGCACTTGCTTACGATACAAACAGAGAAAAAATCAAAACTATAATGGGTGTTACAGACGAGGAAATCGACAGCATTTCACTTGACGAAATCGAGGTTGAAAAAGAGTATTATCGTAAAATGGGGTATATTAAATGAGTAAGGGTGTATCGCTTGTTGATGTCAGCGAATGGCAGCAAAATGTTGATTATAACAAGCTCAAAAGTAGCAGTATAAAAGCTGTCATAATAAGGGCAGGCTACGGCAGAGAAGTATCGCAAAAAGACGGTATGTTTGAAAGCCATTATCGCAACGCTAAAGCGGCAGGGCTTAAAATTGGTGTCTATTGGTATAGTTACGCCGACAGCGCCGGCGATGCAGAAAAAGAGGCAAAGGCTTGCCTTGAATGCATTAAAAACAAAAGCATTGATATGCCGATTTATTATGATTTAGAGGACAGTTCGCAAATTTGGTTAGGCAAAACAAAACTGACAGAAATAGCAGAAAAATTCTGCGAAACAGTCAAGAAAAGCGGTTACAAAGCAGGCGTTTACGCTAACCTGAATTGGTTTAATAACTATCTTGATTACAATAAGCTGAAATCAAAATACAGCATATGGCTCGCTCAATATAATTCTGAAAATGAATTAAGTTGTGATATTTGGCAGAACAGTTCGACAGGCAAAATCAACGGCTACAATGGAAGTATTGATACAAATATAATTTTCAATGAAAACATCTTTAGCAAGTCTGAAAGCAAAGTCGCAAAGCCAACGCTGACTTATCGTGTGTACGCTGACGGCAAGTGGTACGGAGAGGTTAAAGGCTTGTCGAATATTGCAGGACGAAAGAAACAAGCTATTTCAGCCGTTGCAGTTAAGGTATCAGCAGGAAAAATTTGCTATCGCGTCCATCTGCTCAACGGTGACTGGCTGCCGTGGGTTGACGGATACGACATCAAGGACGATATCAACGGCTACGCAGGCATTAAAGGCAAGGTCATTGACGGCTTACAGGTTGAATTTGAGGGAGTCGGCGATTATAAGGCTACATATCGTGTGCGTATGCAAGGTGAAAAGAGATTCCTTGGCTGGCAGTATAACGGCGAGAAAGATACAAAGCAAGATGGCTATGCAGGCATTATCGGCGAGAAGATAGATGGTTTGCAGATTACTTTGACTTGATGAGGTGCAGTAATGTCAACAGAAATAATTGTCGCTTTGATAGGTTTAGGCGGTTCTGCCATTGGCTCGATTTTAGGTATTATTGCAAGTTCAAAATTAACATTGTACCGTATTAAACAGCTTGAAGAAAAAGTAGACAAACACAACAGTGTAATCGAAAGAGTTTACCATCTTGAAACGCAAGATGCCGTTATTAATGAAGAAATCAAAGTTGTAAATCATAGACTAACTGACCTTGAAAATAAATAAAACGGAGGTAATATGTATGAAGAAAATTACAAATTGGAAATCGTGGGCAAAATGCGCAGGCATAAGAGCAATAAAAACCGTTGCTCAAACAGCTATTGCAACCATTGGCACAACAGCGGTGATCAGAGAAGTCGATTGGGTTATGGTTGCCTCAGCAAGTGCA